GGTAAAAAATTAAAACCACAATCTTTCAACGTAAGTGATTTATCCGGATCGATTTACAAGTTCTACCGTGTGGAAGGAGAACGTACTACTTACCTGTGTACAGGAACACACATCGGAGCGAAGATGTGGGTAGTATTGCATTCTTTATCGGAGGACATGTCAGTTTCATATCTGGCAGTGAATCATGTCAGAACTATTGTTTTCAAAGCAAGTGACATGAAAGTCTTCGGTGAGCATTTGGCTTACTTTCCTTTTCAAGGAGTTAGATCCGCATTTCCAAACTCAAAGTTGAAGAAACTTGAGGATGCAGCTGTAGTTACAGTTCTTGGATTTGGTCATGGAGAAACAAGCACACCAGATAGTATTACTGGTTTTGCTAGTCCCCTTGGATGGTGTAATGCCCCAACTAGAGATGGTGATTGTACCTCTCCAGTTTTGGATGTTAACGGTTTCGTAGTTGGTTTTTGGACCCACGGAATTGAAAAACATTTGCTCAGTAGTGAAAGTTTTGGTCGTTTTGAACCCGTTACAGAAGAAATGATCCTCATTGCTAAAGATGCACAACCCGATGTTCATGTAGGGTTGGATTTTCAGTTGCGCCCCCACTCCCCCTAAAATTGGCAGAGAGAAACGCCGAGTTTTGGCGTCGATACCCCGAAAGGTATGTGCTTAAGGGAGGTCACCAGGTTTTCTGGTCGAATGCATATTGTTCAGAAATGCATATGAAGTGGTTGAACGATAACTACTTTGAGTTTGTAGGGGGCTGCAAACGTTTTCCCGTCTGTAAGAATCGACGGGGTTTTGATCCACAAGTGAAGATGTTTTATGATAAAGAGAACATCTGTTTTCCAAAGGAATGGGATTTGCCGAAACCAAATTTAACAGCTGCTTATAAGTCGCTGGCTAAGTACGCAAAACCATTTATTAATATGCCACCTGATCAAATTTATTGCTTGAATAAGGCACATGATTGGATGTCAAGGCATTTTGGACCCTATATGCGAGATGCAAATATAGTAACACTTGATGAAGCTATCAGTCGGTTGGACATGAGTTCAACTTGCGGTAGTCCTTTTAATGAGGAATTTAAGACGAAAAGTGATTTGTTTGAGGGTGATCCCCATATCAAACAGTGGTTAGAAGATGATTGGAATCGTCTTGCCACAGATCCAAATTGGACCTGTATCTTTTCCTCCTCGCTTAAAGAAGAGTTGAGGCCAATAGTTAAGATTGAAGAGAATTCTCTTAGAACTTTTGCTGCCGGTGCTGTTGATGCAACGATTCAAGCAAATCGCCTTTTTGTTGATATGAATGAAAAGATGTATGCATCGCACTTAAAAACCTCTTCAGTGATTGGTATGTCACCATTAAAAGGAAATTGGGATTTACTGTATACTAAGTTGAATGTGTTCGGAAAAGGATACGCCTTAGATCAAACCCAATATGATTCTTCACTAAGAGAATTTCTTATGTGGGGTTGTGCAAGTTTTCGATGGAGTTGTTTGAGAGAAGATCTTAAAACACCCGAAAACTGGAACCGACTTCGCACTTATTATAG